TTACTCGCTCGCCATTTCGCCTTCGTGGCTTTCAGGCTCTGGCTCACTCTGAACTTCCTCAACCGGCGGCATCTCCAAGCGCAGATCGATCCAGCGCCCTTCAGGAATATCCATCGGCTCCCCAGCAACGATTGCGGCGGTATCAATATCAAAGCGACGTTTGCTGACCTTGACCGTGATCGTGCCGTCTTCAGCCGCTTCGGTGGCGACGAAGCACAGGCGGTTACCGTTGACGTCCTGTGGGACTTCGATGTTCCAACCTTCCAGCGCGAAACCTAGCGAACCCGTCACTTTGTATACGCCAACCGAGACTCGCTCAGCGGTAACGCCCGCAGCCTCGCCATTCACCGCTGCCAGCCCGGACAGGGTAAATCCATCCAGGTATTCGTCTGGCATTTTCTCTGGGTTACTGGAGAGACGCGCGATCGGTGAGGCTTTCTTGATAAATCCGTTGGAATCAACAGTAGTATTCCCCGTTGTCCAGAGAAAAAACTCTTGATATTGTGTGCCAACAGTATTGCCCGTGATACATTTAATTTCAGGAGAATTATAATACGGCATCAACATTGCATATGTATCGCCAGTATTCCAAACTAAGCTTGAATGATATGGGGAGTATCCTGTAATTGGAAGTCCCAAACGGAATGGCATTAGTCCGTTTGACGATCTTAGCCATTCCTTGAAAGCTGATGTATCCGCAAACGTTTTACTCACACCTTGCGCTGGAGCATAACGACTATCATTATAGTTTTGACCTCTGTAAATATCCCATACAGACCATAAGCTAGTACTTGCATCATATACCCGCTGATAATAATAATCCCCAGCCTTGTATGGGTAATAAAGCTGAGTAATATAAGTTCGGCCTGAAACAGCAGCACGAGAAACAAGAACACGCAAGAATCCTGCCTGTGGATTTGGATAATGATTATCGACAGTGGCATTTGCATTCAGACTTTGATAAAAATCCCCTTCTGTTTTAATATCATCTAAATTCTGCGTAATCAATGATGTCGCTTGAGTTGAAACTTTCACATTACCAATGTAAATATTATTAGGGAAGGAAGAGGTACCATCTTTTTTTAACTGAAGACTATGTGTAGTTCCGCCCCAGCGTAACGTCATTTCCCCGGTTGTGGGAGTGCTATAAAGAGCCCCTTGCTCCACGCCATCGAAATCTCTATATCTAAGAACAACGCTAGCACCGGAGGTTACAGACTGAAAATTCGCATTACCTATAGATATTAATCCGTTACTAAACGTTGGGGTTTTAGAAAAATGAACCGTTCCTGCAATACTCTGATCTGTAGTAACGGTTCTAGATAAATAATCCTTTTGAATTTTCGCCAACGTCGGCACAGTCAATTTTGTACCATCATCCTTGGTAAAGGTCATATCCCCGGAACCAGTAAACCAACTAACCGTATCATTGCGGCTGCCCTGGAAGAAGGTGAGCATCGCGGCAAAGCGAGCGGAGAACTGGCTGATATCACCTTCATAAGTGGTGATAATCGCATAGCTCTGCCCGCTGGCCGTTGAACCGGCATAGTTGCTATTAAGGGTTAGTGAGGTATTGCTATTCACCTGTTTAACTTCATACAGCTTATTGTCCGGGGCCAATAAAATCATACCTGGCATCACGCCAAACTTGGCATCGGCCCACGCGGTGCCTGTACCGGTTACGGTGGCGTTATTAGCGATTAAATTGATTGTACCTGTTTTGTACCACATAGATTCTTACTCCAAAATATGAAAAACCGCTCGCGGCGGCTTTTAGTTAGTGACGTTATTAAATATAATATTCTGTGTGGAACGAGATAATATAATGGAGCATTGTAAGAAAAACCCCACCCAATTGGTCTCGTATCCATTATTGAAGACTCTCAATACCAACTGATTATCACTACTACTGGCTTTTATGGTTATGGGTATACTGCTTATTATCTCCGGTAAGTAGCCATTGGCACTATAGTCTCTATATGATTTTGCTATCATATTGCCATTTAACAACAGAGCAATTGAGCCATTGGCACCGCCATATCCCCATACGCTTGCAACATTCCCCGGTGCCACAGACACCCCTTTTTCTGGATAGTGACTCAGTCCATTAGGTAGCAATCCTTGTATTACTCCTCTTTTCTCAAAGCTGGATGCCATTATAGTAACCAATGGAATATCAACATAAGATTCCCTATTAATATTCCTCGAGATATTAATCACGTTAGGCATACTGTTGGTATCAACTAGATCGCCTATTATTTTATTTGCGTAAATAGTTCCTGAGAATGTCCCGTTAGCCCCGGTAATATCCCCTCTAAAATATCCACTATCTGCATAGATATTTCCGCGAACAGAAACCTGATTAAACTGAGCGTTACCGTCAGACTTATTGATAGCCCAGCCCTGCCTCCCATCAATGAAGTTATCAGAGCCTATCCAACCCGTTATTTTCGCGTTAGTAATCGTCCCATCAGCAATAAATGCCGAGTTAATAAACGTCTGGCCATTTTGCACCGCGAAGGGAACAGACACATTGCCTTCATCTTTGGTCACCAAAGCAAATCGATCGGCCCGCACCAGGAATTGCCGGTTACCGGCGTCATCCACCCCCAACGCCAAACCAGCAACGCTGCTTTCCCCCTTCTTACTGGTTTCAACTTTTACCGACCAGGTTGCGGAAACCTTGCCATCCAAGGTCGCCTGCGCAGAACTCACCTGCTGGACTGCCGCCTTGTTATCCCCCACCGCCGTATTCAATAACTTGATATCGCTAGCCGTTGCCGATTGGTTATCGGTCACGGTTTTCGACAGCGAGGTAATAGCCGAAGTATTGTCACCGGTAGCGGATTGCAAAGCGCCAATTTGCTGAGCCGTCGCACTATTGCTATCGGTAAGCGTTTGGCTCAGGGCGGTAACCGTGGCCTCATTCGCTCCTGTTCGGCTGGTCAGGTCGTTAATCAGCTTGGCCTGGGCACTGTCCGTATCCACCAGCACCTGCAGTTGCTGATTGAGTTGGGCATTGTTGTCCCCCACGGTGCCTGCCAGCGTAGTCACTTGCTGGGCTAACGCCTTGTCGGCTTCCGCACGCACCGTCTGTTCCGTCATCAAGCGCGCATCAACATCACCAAAGCTTGCCCGTAATTCGGTGATCTGCTGCGCCTGGGCATGCTGATCGTCCGCCATTACGTTCTGCTGGGTCTTGATCGATGCGGTGACCACGTCATTGCTGATAACGTCTTCCGCCTGCTTTAACGACTGCTCGATATCCGCCTTGGCAATGGCTTCAAGCGAGCTGCTGAGCGAGGCCTGCGAACCCGCCGAATCGCTTTGTGCCTGCTTCAATTCGCCGATCGCCGCACTGTTTTCGCCAGAGGTCGCCGTTAATGAACCAATCTGCTCCGCCATGGCAGAGTCTTGATTGGCCAACGTCTGCAGCCGATCGTTAATGGCCGCTGTGTTTTGCCCAACGGTAGAATCTAGCGAACTCAATTGCCGGGATAACGCTTCATCCGCCGTGGTCCGCGCTTGCGATTCAGCGGCGATCGCCGCTTTATTTTCGCCACTGGCTGCCCCCAGGCCGGTAATTAACGACGCTTGAGCACTGTCGCTATCCACCAGCGCCTGCAAACGCTGGTTAACCTCGGCCTGATTACTGCCGACATCTGCGCTCAAATGGTCAAAGCGTTGCGACAACGCGCCAGTCTCGCTGGCCCTGGTGGTGATCTCCTGCTGCAACTGCGCAGACACATCACCAAAGTTCGCGTCCAGCTGCGTGATTTGCTGGGCCTGCGCCTGCTGTCGATCGGCGAAAACGGTTTGCGCCGTGGTTAACCGGGCGCTGCTCTCGTCCAGACGTTGAACATCGCTGTCCTGTTTAAGCGCCTGTTCGATATTCGCCTTGGCCGTAGCCTCCAAAGCCTGGTGCAGGCTGGCCGTGCTGCTTTCGGCTTCGGTTTGCGCGATGCCAAGGCGGGTGATGGCCGCCGTGTTTTCCTGGCTGGTCGCCTGGATCACGTCAACCCGTTGGCTCAGCGCCCCATCGGCATCGGCACGGGATTTCGCCTCTGCTTGGATAGCCGCAGTGTTACTGCCCGTGCTGGCCTGCAAACCGGAAATCTGCTGGGCCTGAGCCGAGTCTGTCGCCGCCAGCGTTTTCAGCTGTTGGGTTACATCCGCCCGGTTTTCGCTAAACTCAGAAGTCAGGCCGCTGAGCTGCTGGCCCTGTGTTTTCTGCTGATCAGCCAGCGCTTCGGTTTTCTGCGTAATCTGCGAGTTAACCTTGTCCTGTTCCGTCTTGTTGCTGCCGATTGCCTTGGCGTTGGCGGAAACGTTGGACTCCACCTTCGCCAAAGCAGAATCGGCATCGGCCTGCGCCTGCTCCAGCTTGATAATCAAACCCTGCTGATTATCCGCCGTGGCTTTCACCGAGCTGATATCCTTGGCTAACGCCCCATCGGCATCCACACGCGCCGCTTTCTCCTGCGCGATTTGTGCGGCGTTCCCTTCGGCTTTGGCAATCACCACCTCTAGCTTGCTGGCCAGTTGCTGATCATCATCCTGCAATTGAGTGATCTGCGAAGCGACCTGGGCCATTGCCGCGTTGGTGCCACCGGTAAGGGCATCGACCTTGGCCTGCAGTTCAGCATCTGCACGCGTCAAGCTGGCTCGGGTGCTGTCAATTTCCCCGCGCGCATCCTTGATATCGCTATTCAGCGCCTCCTGGACCTGGGAGAATTTTTGGCGGTTATGCTCGATGGTCAGGCTGTTTTCGATGGCAGCTTTGCCTAGCTGCGTCAAATCCTGTTGCAGCACGTCGACAGCATTGCTCAGATCGGCATTGCGGCCTGCAAGCTCGGCATTAACCTTGTTCAGCGCTGCTTGCAGGGTATCGACATCCCCTTGCAGCGCATCCCTGTTCGCCTCGATATCGGCCTGCGCCTGGGCGATCTTCTCGGCAAGATCCTGCACGTTCTGATCCGAAGGCAGGCTGTTGATCTTCTCCAACAGATCTTTGCCCAGTTCGGTCTCGGTAATGCTTTGTGCGATCTGCGCCAGCACCACGTCCGCGCTGTCCGAAGCCATCCCGCGTACAAACTCGCTCCAGTCGGACTGGTTGCCGGTTTTGTCGGTAAAGGCCGCGCGGAAGTAAAGCGCCTGCCCGGCACGTAGGCCTTGCATGTCATAGCGATGCTGCGGATAAGGCACATCGGCCAGTAAGCGTTCATCGGCGAAATCTGCCCGGCTGGCTACCATCAGGGTGGTTTTCAGGCCATCGGCAGAGTTCTGGCCAAATCGCCAGGAAAGCTGGATGCCAAACACCACATCTTTGGTTGCCGCCAACGAGACAATATTGGGTGGAGAACCCGCTTTGCCTGCCAGATAACTCGGCTCGGCGTGCCCCCACTGCGAGGAAACGCCCACCGCATTCACCGCTCGCACCCGCACGTCGTAGTTACCGGCATAAATGCCGTTAACGTCAAACCCGAGTGAAGGCGTCGATCCCACATTCACCCAGTTGCCGTTATCTTTGCGCCACTGGGCTTCATAGGTCACCGCGCCAGCGACGGCCCGCCACTGCACCCGCATTGAGGCAACGTTAATCCCCTGGCTAACGTAGTCGTAGCGCGAGATGGCGATATTCGCCGGAGCTGGCATCGCTCCTGGTGGCGTCACAGTGATTGGCGGCGCATCCAGGTGGATGCCGTTATCGATAAAGGCGTACTTATCCGGATCGTGCTCAACGGCGTTAATGGCGAAGGTGCCATCATCGTTGGACTGGACCGACACCACGCGGAACTGCTGGATCGCCAGGCTGTCGGAATCGATACTCCAGACCGCTTCAGGCTCTGGTTGCTGGCGGAACGGGGCGGTCAGCGTCACCGTAAGTTTGTCCGCCGCGATACTGGCGATGGTGCGAGCCTGCGCCGTGCCGTCTGGCAGATTGACGATCAGGCGATCGCCTTTGCCGAACGCTACTTCACGATCCAGCACCACCACGCGATCCTGCGCGGAATGGATGCGCCCACCGTTGGTCTTGCCTGCCAGCATGGCATCCGCAATGCCGATGATCCGAGCTGGCAGCGGGATATTGCCGTCCAACCCGACGGTAAAGCTGACAGTACGATCTTTGGCGTTACTCAGGATCGCCCAGCGCCCACGGCGGTGAGCCTCGGTGCGCCGCGTACAGCCAATGGCGGTGATTTCAGTCTGGTTAACGCCGTAGCGCTTCACCAGTTCGTTATCGTAAGCCGCTTCCACCGCGTCGGCATAATGGTTGGCCGGATCGCCCCATTTCACCAGCGCAGAGGTATAGCGATTCTTGTAAGAACCCGACGCATAGGCAAATTCACCACCGATGACGTTGGCACGCGAATAAACGAAATCCACATCGCGCGGCATATCTGCGTAGGCAAACAGCTGGTCGTTGCCCCAGTAGGTGATACCACGGAAGATGGCGGCGATATCCCGCAATACGGTGTAGGCATCCTGCTGCGACTGGATATACACGTCGCACAGGAAACGCGGCTCTTTACCGCCGCCCCCCAAACCATCATCAATCAGCTCATCGCAATACTGCGCGATGCTGTACAGCCCCCATTTGTCGATCTCAGCGGCGGTAACCCGGTTGCCTAAGCCGTAATTCTTGTCCAACGCGATATCGTAAAACACCCAGGCAGGGTTGTTGCTCCAGGCCCATTTAAAGCTGCCATCCCAATTGCCGTTGTAGGTCCGCGCCAACGGATCGTAGTTGGCCGGCACACGGATGATTTTGCCCTTCGGCTTGAGCGTAATTTTCGGCACTGAACTGAACTGCTGGGCATCGAACTCGATAAACAGCAAGGCGGTGTTGGGATAGCGGAACTTGGCGTCTACGATCTCGGTGTAGGTCTGGATCTGGGTAGTATTTACCAGCTTGCTGCTGGTTGAGTCCGGGGTGATGCGCTTGATGCGCAGCGTCCAACTGGTGGTTGCCTTAGGTAGATTAATCCGGTGATCGCGCTCGTACAGGCTGGTGGTTTTGCCCTTTAGCGTACCGGTGACCACGGTTTTATAGGCTCCGCCGTCGGTGGAAAGCTCGATCAGATATTCCACCAGCGAACCGTTCATATCGCCGTTATCTTCCTGCTGGAACAGCGCCGGGAAGCCCATGCGTATGCGCAGCGCGTCGATATCGGTTCGGGTGAAGGTTTTGGTCCAGACGTTCGTGGTAGTCAGCTTAACGTTGACCGGCGTTTCAGACTCTACATCCGGCATACCCTGGATATAATCCTGAGTCTGGGTGCCGTTACGTACCTCCCACTTCAGGCCGGTAAAGTTTTCACTGCCGTCGGGATTATGTACCGGGGTGCCGTCGAGCAGAATGCGGGTGCCGTCTAACTCACCGGCAATTTCCCCTTCAGACAGCGCCAGCAGGATTTTGATTTTAGCGTTGGACTGCAAATCATCGGGAGCTTCAACCGGCGTATGCGCCGATCCACCACCGCCCTTACGCCCATGAATAGTTAACTTTGTCATATTGCGCCCATAAAAAAAGGCCGCGAATGCGACCTGTAGAAAAATGCCCTAAAAGGGCGTTATTGCTGATTTTCGGCGTAAATACCGGCAGAAATCACCGCGCCACCGATTTCCCGTTCGCCGTAAAGCACCGGCACTGGGTAGCCCTGCGCCGTGGTGTTGACCGGTGAACCAAAGGCATAGGAAGGTTTGTTTTCCACCGACTGGGAAGAGGACATGCCGAAGTTCGGCTGTGGCGTCATCAGTTGCATGACACCACCGAGTACCATTGAAGCACCCATCATTGTTAAACCGCTAACAGCGGCAACCGCCGTGGCACTAAGAGTTGCTGTTGCGCCAGAGGCAGCCAACGCCGAAGTGTAAAGTCCCATCGTTCCACCTGCGGTAAAGAATGCCCCTACCAGCGCAGCCACTCCCAAGATAATCTGAAATCCTCCGGCGCTTTTACTCCCCGCAATCACCGGCATAATGCGGATATCGGCACTGCCTTTGGAGGTGGCAAACTCGGCCAGGCCGATATTCTGCGGGCCATTAAAGAAGGCAAACTGCACGCCGTCCTTATGGGCATTCATCATAAAGCTCTCAAATCCGGGCAAGGTGATACACAGCGCCCGCAGTGCTTCGCGAGTATCCGCCACCACCAGCCGATGGGTCTTGCCGAACTTTTTACCCAGTTGGCCACCCAACCGGATCAGTCTTGTTGTTTGCATCATAGAAGCTCCTTCCTGCGGACTACGCGTACCGTCCGCTCCTGAAAATATCCGCTGTAGGGATAACGCTGGCTCAGTTGGCCGAACAGGTGATGCAGCATCATGCCGTCCCCCAGATAGATACCCGCGTGGTTGGTAACCGGGGCTGAAACCTGCATCATGATCATGTCGCCCGCGCGCATCGGCCCCTGAAATTCTCGGAACCCTTCGGCGTACCAGTGATCGTCATACAGGCGGGTTTTGCCGTCGATCCACCATTCATGCTCCACCGAGTAATCGTTCAGCGCGATGCCGTGTTCCTGGCGATAATAATCCCGGATCAATGACCAGCAGTCGGCATGCCCCAACAGCCAACTGCGCCCAACCAACGGCCGCTCACCACGTGGCACAACTTCGGTGTAATCTCCTTCCGGCCACGAGACGATGCCCCAGACAATGCCCGAGTGATCGCACTGCAGGCGATCCATCTCCGATGGGATCAATACGGGCACATCAGGGTGGCTGTGAATGATGCGAATGATCTCGCCTTGATCTTCCGCCTGTGCATATTCCTGAGGGGAAATGACAAAGTTATCCAACGCGTTTTCCGCCACATTGCGGCACGGCAGATAACGCGCCTTACGCCCGTTCTGCACCACAAAACCGCAGGACTCATTGGGATATTCCGCTGCGGCATGCTCACAAATGGCCTGCATGATTTCAGCCTGCATCATTACCTCCCCAACAGGTTGGAGCCTGGGAATCCGCCAAAGGCCAGGGGTTGCGCATCACCGAAGCGTTTTTTACAGGAGGATACCCGGCCACCGCAGACATCCAACGCCGGATCGTCGATCGGTTCATCGTCCTTATCAAAACAGGCCCCGCCGCTGTAATCGCAACCTCTGCCGCTACGGTACCAACCCCGGATGCACCAGGTACAAAGCCCGTGAATTTGCCGCGAGGGCAGTTGCTGGCCTTGCAGATCGAACGGTGTACAAAGCTGGAACTCCACCACGCTGTTGGTTTCGGTGCTTTTGCTGTCAATGTAGAAAACCTGCACTCGCTCCTGCGAAGCATCAGCCAAAGCGTTCCCCTCGGGGAAGTTGACCGCATCCAGGTATTTGGCAAAGGTGTCATGCACCCGCACTTTCGCCTGCACCATGTCGTTGAAGGTCAGACACAACGAAGACACCAGATTGCTGAGGTTGGCGACGCTGAGCCTGGGCGTTGGTTGTGAACCGTCGCTGGTTGCTGCCAGGCCGGTGATCTCGTAGGGATAGGCCTCATACTCGTTTCCCTGCCACCAGATCGATTTTGGTTTCAGCCGCTGGGCATCGTTGCCCGCCGCCGCGATCTCGGCCTGAGTGTGGGGAATATTGTGCGCATGAAAGCGCATGATGGCGGCCCCAAAGGCGGTACCATCAATTTCAATCAGCTGGATCAGTTCCCCAGGCGCCAGCTTTTGCACTTCACTGTTAAATGACATGATTGCACCTATACGCCGAAGGCTTGTTCAAAGGCAAAACTCAACGCCTCCACATTGCGCGCAAGCGGCGTGACGGAGATTGAATCCGACTTGACGCGAAATAGCGCTTTCTTGCCGTTGGGCGGCGTCCAGAAAAAGGCAACGAGCACGTGTTGATTTAAAAAGGCCAGCATCGACTGGGTCACGGCCGGATGGCCGGTATAGGCCAACTGCCACTGCTGCACCGCCTGGTTCAGCCCATTGCTGCTGACCTGTTTATAGCCATCGCCAAACTGCGCACTTCTGACGTTATGGACAAAGTTACCGCTAGGCGAGGCCTGGGTTTGCCATTGGAAAGTATCGATAAGCATAAAGACTCCGAGCAGTAATAACCGTCAGTCGCTGGGCCCGAATTACCCCTCACCCTAACCCTCTCCCACAGGGAGAGGGGACAGTACGTGCCACATATTGGATCATGCATTCGTCTTTCCTATCACCCTTGTTACAGGTTACTTATGTACCTGAACACGGCGCCATACCAGCCCCCTCTCCCTGAGGGAGGGGGTTGGGGTGAGGGGAAATAACGATTGAGGAGCAATTAATGGGGCCTAATGCCAGACTGCGGTTATTACTATTGATAATTGAAAGGAGATTCAGCGGGCCGCTGAGGCATTCCAGATCAGGCCGCCCGGCTTGAGCTCTTTGCCCAAACGTTCGGTGATTGCCTGATTAACGATGCCCTGCACCAGCTTGCCCATGCCGTCACCGGCAGAGGAGCTATTAGCCGCATTCGCCGAGCCGTCATTGTTCATAACCACGGTGCTGTTGACCGTAATGCCGCCCCCCTGCTCTGCCGCCAGGCCGTACATCGGGGCTTTGTTGCCACCCACCAGGCCACCCTCCGCATAGCCGCGCATCATGGCGTAGAGATTGCCCACGCCGATCCGCTGGGTAGCTTCTTTGGTCATCACGAACTCGCCACGATGCACCACGCCCGCCTGATCGTATTTACCGCCGTCGCCGGTATAACCACCACTGGAATGTCCTGTTGCTGCAGCGGATGGGTTAATCCAACCCATTGCTTTTTGGATGACAAAGGCTACCAGCAGTTGGTTAATCACCTGGATAATCATTTTCAGGATCGAGGCGGTAAACTCTTGGAAATTGGCTTTGCCAGTGGTCACCATGCTGGTAAGCATGTCTGATAAACCGCTAAAGGTAGCTTGGCCGATATTCGCCATTGAGTCGTACACATTAGTGGCGGAGTCCAGATACTCACTCCAGCCTTTTTGTGCTCCATCAAGCCAACTACCACGAATTTTGTCCTCAGCCGCATGGTAGTCTGTGAGAGCTTTTAATTGGCCCTCATAATCCTCACCTGATGTCTTTCCTCCTTTTTGAATCCATTCTTCATTAAACTGAGTAACACTTGTCTCACGCTGGGCAATTCGATTACTTTTACCAGCGTTATAAACTAAACTCCTCTGTCGCTTACTCATGTTTTTTATATAGTCAGATGAAGATTGCTTAAGTAGTTCTTGCGTATCTGGAACAGTTGGAGCTACAACTCCAACTGTAGGAGCCGGCGCTATATTTCTATGAGGGTTTGAGTATGTCGCTCCTGATGGTTTATTTCTAAGTGTCGCCCTGGCATCATGCTCCTTTTTTAACTGGTCTATAGCTGACTTTTGTGCAACATTCCCTGCAGAGGTAGATGCTGACAAATCGTTAGTTAAATTTACAACCTGTTCCAGAAGCCAAACTTTACCTTCAGCATCTGAAATTATCTTCTTTTTATCTACGATTAGTCGAGAATCAGTACCATAGTCTGGTTTCGTTTTCGCATCAATATCCCGATAACGATGTAAATTGTTTTTTACATTAGTAACATTTAACCTGGCAGCGTCAAGCTGTTCTGAAAGGGTATCATCTCGACCGATACCTTTCAGCATATTCCAGAATGAGCTCCAGCTAGATTTAGCTATAAGAACGGCTTTATCTATATAACCAAGATTTTCGATTAATTTCTTTGTGCGATCTTCGAAGTTGCTTGTCGTCTTTTGGGCTATCAAGTCGCTAGCTTCTGCAACCTTCCCTTGTTCTTCCAACTGAAGAATATGTTCAAATTCAGCGACAGACAAATAATTATAGGCTTTATTTAATTCATAAGCACTGGTTATTGGATCGGTAAATATTTTCTTATACGCATTGATAGCTTGCTCTGCGGTCTGGCCGGTGGCTTGTTGTAGTGCCAAGACACCTTTTGTTACCCCGTCAATTTGCTCACCAGAGAATGCACCGGTTCCAACTATTTTTGCTATGGTTTCAGAGGCGGTATCCATACCGCCACCCAAATCAGCATATTTACGCGCCAAATCCTGTAATTGGTCCGAGCTCTTCCCTGCATAATTACCGGTTAGGATTAACTGCCTGTTAAATTCTTCAGACTCTTTTGCACCTTGATAATATGCGGTACCAAGCAATGCTATTGAACCCACAGTTAAAGCAACCGGAGCAGCCATCCTTCCTAATGGAGCAAGTAATTTCTGCACCTGATCATAGGTATCTACCAGCTGTGAACCTTGCTCCAAAGCCTCTTTCCAACCTAAATCTCCAGAGTTAGAGCCAGAAATGGAAGCTGTATTCGAAGCTTGTCCCTGCATCCCTTCCAGCGCTTGCCGGTATTCTTCTATTGCTGCAGTGCTTCTTCTCAGGTTAATTATAAATGCATTGGTACTATCTCCTAGCTGAGACAGTTGTCTACCAATATTGCTATAACGGCTGATCTCCTGCATTCCGCTACGTAAAGTACGATTCAACATTTCGAATCGTCCCGTTGCCACAGAAATGTTGCTTTGCAAATCAACCAGATCTCTATTAGCCCGCTGCAAATCACTGGCATTAACACGCAGCGTCATAGTTGTAATATCTGCCATGCCTTACTCCTGGCTATAACAATAAAGCCAGCTCAAGGCTGGCATCATCGCAGACGATTATTTTTGGTGGATCACCTTAAGCGCTGCGGTTTCCATAATTCGGATGTCATTTAACACGCTTGCTTCATCCTCCACGGCATAAACCCGCATTAACCAGGGAAGGCAATTGTAATCTAACCCCGTAATACCTCCCATACCGGTACGCCATTGGGTTGCCATCGCTTGAAAAAGTTGGAATGCAGGCTGCATATCTGGCCAAACATCGAGAACGGTTGTTTCATAGTCATCGGCAGATAGACCAAATGCAGCCAGTTCTTCACGGGGCGTTTCCGGAGAATAGAAGGCTTCAGCAAGCGCGATTAGTTTTTTTCTCGTACCGCCATCAGCTCTTTGGTATAAGCCGTAGCGATAGCGTCAAAAGCACGTGGATAGTTGTCCAGCAAAGTGATTAGACTTTCCTGATTCAACTCATCGGGTAAAGTCCAAGTGGCGCAGATCTCACGTAAGAAGTCGGCCATCGGTAGATTGCTATAGTTGCCAGAGCTCAACTGCTCTTCGCTGGCCTCACGAAGCGCTTTCTCCAGTTTTTCCAATTCACTGCGCTTTTTGTGTTTGAAAGTAAACGTCAATACCCCATCACTGTCACCTGCGCGAGGAATACTGACATCGACTTTAAAGGTTGGATTCGGTGTCAGATTAAATTCGGTCATGATTATCTCTCTATCGTTAAATAATTCGGCAAAAAATCGAGCCCGAAAAATATCGGGCTCGTTGATGGACTGATTAAGCAGTCACTTTATAGAACGTCATATCGCAAGACTGCACCGCCAGCGCCACCTGTACGGTTTCAACCTGGTTAACCGCGGTGGTCGGTTGCGGATCAAAAGCCGGTACCGCAGACCAGTAGCGCAGCTCCTTGGCTTTTGGCACATGCATGTAGAACGCCAGCGTGACGCCATTGCGATCGGCATCCTGCAGCAGGCTGTAGATCGGCTGAGAAGCATCGTGCGCAAAGGTAAAGGTCTGCGTTTTGGCCGCTTTAAAGGTGGCCAGGTTACGCTGACGATCGTCTTCCAGGAACTGCACCTGCACGTATTGCTGATCGCCGCCAGACTGCGCTACCTCGGTGATCTGAGGAATTTGCGTCCAGCTGGCGATCTTCTGCAAGGAGCCTTTGCCGCCACCGGCCGGGAAGAAGCTCACGTCGGTGGTATTGATGGCACCGATGGTGATGCTGGTATCCACTTGGGCAGTGATCTTGGCCACCAGGCTGTCGATCAGGCCCCAACCGGAGCGTACCATCACGATGTCACCCACTTTCAGAGTGTGGCCGGTGGCCACGGTAAATACGGCGCCGTTAGCATTGCTGACTGCGGTGGTTACTACGCCTGGTGCTGTTGGCGCGCCAGCAAATACGGTGGCGCCATTTGGTAATGCAAAACCCATGGTAATTCTCCAATTTCAGATATAAAAAAACCGCCGAATAGCGGTATGCTTGGTTTACTTGCTGGAGAGTTCCCCCCAGCGATGTTTACTACACTAGTGTGTTATTAATACCCAGCCCAATAACCGATGGTGACTGGCAGGGTATATAATTCATCCTTGGCAATCGCTGGCAGGACATTGCCACCAGCATTGACATAACAGTTAAAAGCATCGTCCGCCAGCACTAATCCCCTGGGGAATAATGAGATAATTTCCTCCGCCAGTTGATAGCCAGTTTTCGCTCCTGTCCCTTTTTTCATCACAATATTAACCTGATAATTCCCGCTGTAGGTCTGCACCTCTTGGGAAATACCTAACGCCACCGCAGGCTCCGGAGCAATAAACGGTTCCAGATGAAGATCGTCATCCGCCGTAAACGTCACGTTAGCCAAGGTGTATTTAATATTATTCTCTTCAGCCCAGGCCGTTAACCTGGACTCAAACAAATTATTGATACGCAAGGTGCTCATAGCGCCTCCTGGTTTAACCCTATTGATAAGAGTGCATCACCTTGGGTTAAACCAGTAATAGCACTCTAGCTGATAGTTTTCGTAGCGAGAAGTTTATTTTAAAAAATATTTTATCAACTGCGAAACGCAATAACCACGCTATCAATTTACTAGATAAAACTCGTAGCGAATAGATTTTTATTAAATTATTTTTCGCCATTAATTTAAAATAACAAAACCACCCCGCATTGCGGGGTAGTAATTACTTCAATTTAAAAAGTCTTTAATTTTTATTATCGGTAATAGTTTATCTATCCATTTCTAAACGAATATTCTGACTGACCAGACAACCCTCAATAAAACTTTCTGCCACCTGCATCTGCTGCCTTACCCGGCCTTCCGAACATTTCCAGCCGCGAGCAATGGCGGACTTCGATTGCCCGTAAACGTAGTAACGCAAGATCAGTTCCAGCTCCTCCGGCTGACGTAGGGCCTGGAGGTGAGCAACGGCGCGATCCACCACCAAGCCGTCCTCGTCACAGCAAGAGGCCTGCTGTTTGCTACTGCCCGGCAACAACCCTTTAAAACCGGCGGCGATACGCGAATATCCCAGAGAAGAGCTTTCTCTTGCCCACACGCCCCAACGCCCCAAAACCTGTTGAATATCCCGCATAAGACCTCCTTATTTTTCTTGGCTCTAGTGTAACCAGGCGAGGCAAAGCCGCCCATCGATGGGTGTTGTAGGAAACCTCACAGGACAAAACAGGGGGAAAAACGAGCAGGAAATGAAGGTATTGGTGCAGCACTATTGCGGGAAAATAGCGCCAGAGGTGGAAAAAAGCATTAAATATCAACCTTCGGAGGAGATGCCTCCCCCGAAGCGGGCGCAGATCAAGACATAGCAAACTGCTCGAGTACCTTGCCTTCCATACGATAGCGCACCCATTCATCTTGCGGAGCCGCACCAATGCTGAGATAGAAATCAATCGCTGGCTGATTCCAGTCCAGCACGCTCCATTCCAGGCGCCCGCAACGGCGCTCGCAAGCAAGCTGAGCGATATGGCGCAGCAAGGCTTTGCCCGTTCCCGCCCCACGGAACTTGGGCGTGATATACAAATCTTCCAGGTAGATGCCGTTCTTACCCAACCATGTCGAGTAGCTCATAAAGAACACCGCATAGCCTGCTGGCTCACCATTGACACTGCAAATCAGCGCCTCTGCGCAGGCGTTGGGGCCAAACAGGCTTTCTTCGATCTCTGCCTGGTTGGTGCGTACCTCATCACGAGCCTTTTCGTACACGGCCAGTTCAATAATCATATCCAGAATGAGCTTGGCATCGGCTTTCACCGCCGGGCGAATTTCAATTGTCAT